CTATTTTTTTTTATTTATTAATTATTTGTTGTTTATACATAAAGAGCAGCAATTGTAACGCTTGTAACATCACTATAAGTAATTGCTATCTCACTATCTCCATCATTAAAAGCGGCTGGTGCAAATCCTCCAATAAATGCTTCGCCACTTGCTGCTACTGCTACACTTGCATTAGCTTTAGTTAATTCTCCATAAGCTCCAGATTCTACAGATGTAGTTTGAGCAGTTATTGTAACTGTGATCTCACTACCCCCACCATTTTTAATATGGAGAAATAAATGCCCATTATTATCAGCAGTATCTCCTTCTGAATTTGCAGCCACATAAGTTGCCGCTCCTCCTGCTTCTGTTATTTGTTGTACAGTTAGTTCAGCCATTTTTATTTACTTTTTTAGATTTCTTTTTTGGTTTTGCAATATAACCTTTTTCCATTGCTTTTTTAGCTAAATCATCATTTAAGCATACCATTCTCCCTACCTTAAAAGTTTTACCTACACTAAATTCCCACTCTTTTATTATTTTATAAGTTTTCATTTTTATATTTTTAATTAGATACTGGATTTATTTGCCTTAATACAAAAGATAAAGTTTGCACATATACACCCATTCCATCTCCCTCTATTTCAAAATCTTCATCATAGCTTGTAAATTGTATGCTTTGCACTTGTACTCCAGAAACTGGATAAGTTCCAGTTTTTCTATCTAAAGCTATTCTTGCTTTTTGTGCTAAATCTACTGCCACATTATAACTATCAGAAAAGCATAAAACATCAAAACTATTTTCATCAACTGTGCTTACTCCATCTTTAGTATCATTAGGAGTTACATTAGTAGTTTGATAAACTATAAAAGGAAATGTGCTTCCTTGCTTTGCTACATTAGGAAAAATTCTTGTACCTGCTAATGCTGCTACATCAGAATCTTGAGATAAAATATTATAAATTGCGTAACCTATTTTCATTTTAATAGCCTAATCTTCCATATTTTTGCAGCCTTTTTTCATGCCTTTTTATGGCTTTAGCTGCCACCTCTCCAGCTTTTGTAAAAGCTGTACTCATCATTTTTACCTTATTTCTATTCCAAGCTGGAGCCATAAATTTTGTAGCTCTACTTTTATATTTTCCAAAATGCATTACTTCATTCCCATATTCAAGCCAAGCACCATAGTAACCACCCTTATTTTTTCCATAACTTCTTTTTACTCTTGGGCCTAAATAAAGCCCTAAATGGTTTTTACTATCTCTTGTTGTAAAAAAATGAATACTCTTTTTTAGAGTTCCTTTTTTAATTCTTAATCCTTTATTTGGAGGATAAACTACTCCCTCTCTTTTTGTTTTTTTACTTACCTTTTTGCTATCTCCTAAACTTGGAGCTAACTCTTTTGCATCTCTTAAAGCATCTTTACCTACTTCTCTCCAAAGCGCTTTCCAAACATTGTGCCTTTTAATTTGTTTTGGTAGATCAGCAAACATATCTGCAATCTCTTTTGCTCCCATCAGCTTTACAGCTGATTTCATTTGTTGCGTTTTTTTACCAAAGTTTGCCATTAGTCCTTTTGTTCTGTAGTTATTTTAAGAAAAGCATCTCTGCCCTCTATTTGCTCAATGTTATGTACATAGTAATATTTTGTAGTACTATCTTGCACATATTTTATTCTCCAGCTTAATGTAGGCCCAGCTTCAGCTTGCGTACCTTGTAGCCATGCACTCATATCTAAATTCCTAATAAAAAAATCTACTTTTGTTATGCCAGTAATTTTATCAGTTTCATTTTTTATGCTTCCACCATCCCAATCTATTTTAGCCCAAACAGTTCTAAAATCTACCCATTCAGCAACAACAAAATTTCCATAATCAGTATTGCCAAAATTTGGATATTGTATTACCACTCTCCTATCAAGCTCCCCTATTGTCATATAGCTATAGTTTGAACTTTGTATTGATCCAATAAATATTGTGCCGATTTTGGCAGCTCTGTAGCTATTCTTCCAACTACAACTTCTTCCCTATTTTGATACCAATTTCCAATGGTTAAAAGTACTGCTTGTTTTATTCCTTGCGGCACATCTCCAGCGTTATCTCCATAACCTACTTTATATGTTACCTCAACAGCATTTATTCTATGTGCTAATTGGGGAAAATCTTTATCTGGCTTTAATCCTATCCTTGCTGGCTGGTGCTTTGTATCTGCTAACCATACATCAGTTGAAAGAGTTTGCAAAGAGTTATCATTGTCATAATATTTTACACTAACCACATTAATAACTTTACTTTTGAATAAAACTTTTATATCTTCCCACTTATCTCCATATTGAATAATTTGAGTTGTAAGAAAAAATCTATTTGTATAAATTTGAGCTGATTGAACAGCTGCAGCTATTAAGTTACCAATAAGAGTATCATCTGCAGTAGTATCTACTTTCAGATGTTCTTTGGCTTCCGCTGTAGTTATTATTCCAGTTCCGCCATCACTATCTATTACAAAACTTTTCGCCATTTTCTTTTAGTTAAAAAAAAGGAGTGGCAGTAATTCCACCACCCCTTTAATTATTAATTGCTAAATATTATGCCTCTAAATTCTTGTGGAATGTAGTAGCTTGAACAGCACCAGCATCAACAAGAGATGTAAGTACATATCTTGGCTCTCCAGTTCCAGCTCCAGAATACACGTCGTATATGATGTCTAAACCACCAAATTGCGCTACGTGTACTTTAGAGAAATCTCCGAACAAAGCAGCTGTTTTTGAAGCAGTACCGCCAGAGTTCAAATTAGATGTAACGAATGAGAAATATCCATTTAATCTTTTGTCAGCGTTATCATACAATGCAGAAACACTTGCTACTTGAGCTAAAGATTTAACATCAGCGTAAGCAGCTGGATTTAAGATATAAGCCATTCTTGCTCCCTCTAAAGCAACATCAGCAGCAAGTACATCAGTTTCCATTTTCTCTACATTAGCAACAGAGATTACAGAAGTAGCTGAAGAAGTTGCATCATCAAATAAAGATGTTGGTGCATTTGATACATCAGAGTTAGCTAAAAAAGCTGATTCCATTGTAGCAGCAACACTTTGAGCCATGTTTCTTCTCAATGCAGCCTCAATAGATGCATTTTGAGTAACAGCTTCAGCTGATACATTTACGATAGAGATACATTTCTTTGGGCTTAAAGTTAAAGATGTAGCAGTACCGTTTGCAGCTGGAGCAGAGCCTCCACTTTCAGCAACGAATCCAGAGTTAATAGATGAAAATACTGGGAATTTCATGTTATTAATACCGCTGTAAAAGTTAGCTCCTGCAGAAGCCAAAACTAAATTAGCCTCAAGTTGATCAGTCCAAGCCATTGTTTCAGTAGCATTAGCTGCAGAAGTTTCTACAGCTGCTCTTGTAAGAATGCTTGATGGAATACCGATACCCTTAAATGATTGGCCAGTATATCTTGACTCGCTTCTTGCTTCCTCATCCATTTCTTTTACAAGGCCAGTTATTCTACCATTAGCAGCTTGAGATAAAGCCTCTTGGAAAGAATAATCTCTAACCTCTTTTTCTACTTTTGTAGAAGTAACTCCAGAAACTACTGCAGCATTTCGCTTGATAGTTTCCATTTTTTCTGCTCTTTCGATTTTAGAATCTAAATTGTCAACCTCTGTTAAAAGGCCATCAACTTCATTATTCTCATCTTGCGTTAAATCTCTTTCCTCTTTAGTAGCAAGCTCTTTTATGCCCTCTAAAGTTTCAATAATATCTGAACGCATTTCTTTTAATTCAATACTATTTTTCATTTTTCAAAATTTTAATTATTATTTTCTCTTTTTCAATTCAATCTTTAATGCAACCAGAGATCGCTGCACTAAATCTTTTTCTTGTTTTTTATTTTCCTCTTTTTCCTTATGTATAGCCAATGAGCGTTTTGCTAAAGTTAAATCATCTGCACTTGGATAAGCTGGATAAGTTACTGGAGAAACATCATAAAGATTTTTTACTTTATTAATAGTTCTAATTTCTCCATCAGCTGTAGTTTCCCAACTATCTTCCTCAATTGTAAAAGCAAATGAGCTTTGAGTTATATCGCCACGCTCCATTGAAATTATTAAATCTCTTCCATAGCTGGTATCTGGCACATCAAAAGAATATTGTAATCCCTCATCTGTTTGCTCTAAATTAAGAGTGCCACTTGTACTTCTTGCAAGCAATAAGTTTGGATCATGATTTACTAACGCTCTTACATCATCATTTAATACATTCTCAAAAGCATTAGGGGCAATCACTTCTCTAAAGCCACCTAAATCACTTGAAAGCTGATTAAATACTGCAGCATGGCCAGTTATAGTAGTTGTTCCATCTTCTCTTTTTTCAGTTCTGGTTTCAATGTTAAAATATCTTTTCTCCATAGTTATAGTTTTTTGCCATATATTTTCAACCTTTTTTGTAAAAGGTTTATTCCTTTCTGTATCGTAAAAGCTCTCATGCTTTTCCTCTTTTAATTCTTCTTTTTTTTCCTCATCTTTTTGAGGGCCAATTGGATCAAATGATTCCTCAATTTCTTGCTCTTCTTTTATCTTATCTCTTAAATTTTCGCTCCATTTAATAGCAGCATCTCCACCCCATAAAGCCCAGGCTATTCTTCCAGCACTTGGATAACCATCCTCTCCTACATTAAAACCCTCTGCATCTTTATCTACTTCATGCCTTTTTAGATAAGCATACATTTTAATAACTCTTTCAATAGTCATTTCATCAGCTAAAATCATTTGAGCAGTTTTAACTCCTACTTCAGTTCCACCTCTGCCAAATTCTTTTCTCCAATCTAATCCTTTTTGCGCTTCCTCTTGCATCCCCTCTGTAACGCTTAAATCAATATCCTCTAATGCTCTTTCATTTTCATAATAGCCCTCATTGTCTTTTTCTGCAGCTTCCTTTGAATCATAAATGCAAGCTCCAGTTTCGCCCCATTTCCATTTGCCATTATCACATTCTTTAGCTGGCATCTTCCCCAATTTTTTCTATTGTAGTCATGTTCATTTGCATAAAGTGCTTATCTCCACCCTCAATAGAGTTTAGATTTTCTTTTTGTCTTACTTCATTGATGCTCATATAACCATTAGTTATAGCTGTTTTGTATGCTTCATTTCTTGTTTTTACATCTCCTCTCAATAAACCATTTACATTAAATTCAATAAATGATTTGCCCAACTCATTTTTTCTAAATAGCTTGTAGTTCATTTCATTCTCAATCCTTGTAATATAAGGCATAAGAGTATAGGTAACAAATTCCTGGCTTTGCATTTCTATATTATTAAAGCTGGATTTGCTTAAATCTTTGAGCATATGTGGAGGGATGTTCCAGCATCTGGCCACCTCTTCAATTGAGAATTTCCGAGATGCTAAAAATTGTGCTTGTTCTGGGCTAATACTTATTGGCTTAAAGTTTAGGCCCTCTTCCAATATTATTGTAGAGTTGCTATTTTTTAATTGTGAATAAGTATTGGTAAAAGAGTTTCTCAATCTTTCAATTGCTTGCTCACTTAATGCTCTATCTGTAGAAAGTACAGAGCTTGGCTTTGCCCCATTTTTGAAAAAGGTATCTCCAAACTCTTCCACATTAAGCCCCCAGCTTAATGCCTTTTGACATTGATCTATAGGGCTTATTCCATTAATGCCATCATCAGTTAGCGTTTTGAAATGCAATACATCTGCAGCATCTAAAACGCCACCACTATTTACTTGGTAAAAAAGCTCTCCCTCATTTATTACTACAGTAACATTATCTGGATTTATTGGCAATAATTGTATTGGCCTACCACTTCCATCTCTTACTATTTGCACATAACTATTTCCATCAGTACAAATGCTCATCATTATATACTCAAAAAAAGTTATTTTATTTTGGTAATTGTTAGGGCGGTATTTTATTAAATCATAAATTCTACTATTTGAATCTTCTAATTTATCTCCATTGGCTTGCTTTGTATATACCGAACAAGGCAAAGAAGATACGCTCTCGGAAAGTAATCTAATAGCACACCAAACAGCTGTAAGCGTTAATGCTTTGTCATTGTCAATAGTTCCAGCTTGTGGGAAAATAGTGTTAAGAGCTACACCTCTTTTTTCAGTTTCTTTTTCTTTTCGGATAAATAAGTTTGTAATAAAATCGGTAATTGCCAATGCTATATAGTTTTAGGAATTTGCAAGAATAACAAATATAGTTCTTTTATCTATGCAACTTGGTTGCATTTCTTTTTATTCTTTTATCTCGGCAATTCCTGTAGCTATTGTAGTCAGAATATTTACGCTTGCCAAAATGTTTCTCATGCTCTATTTCAGTTCTTTCATACGCTTCCAAATAGGTTTTTGTTTCTTTTGCGTACTTCCAAAATCTCTCATCAAATCCATTAGGGCTTAATAAAGCCAGTATTTCTAAATCTATTTTCATAATATTAAAAGGCCTCGATTATCATAAATGCTATCATCTTTCTCCTCGCTCATATATTCTGCCAATGCGGATATAGTTGCTGCAACCCCATCAATTTTTTCTTTACTTTTTTTCTTACTTGGCTTGTGATTATCGGCTGCATCTATTTCCAATTGCACATTACCCATCATCCATCTTAATACTGGATTGCCATCATGCTGAATTTCTTTTGATAAGATGAGCTTCTCTAACATTTTTGTTGGGGCCGAAAGGCTGGCAAATCCCTGCCCAAGTGGACTCATGTTTGCCCCATCTCCCACTAAATCTATTACTAATTGGCTTGCGTTCCATCTATCATAAGCTATGCTTTGAATCCTATATTTTTTAGATAGCTCATTTATCTTTTTTCTTACAAAAGAATAATCAGTTACATTGCCATCAGTTGCTATTATATGGCCCTGCATTATCCAGCTCATATAATCAACCCCATCTCTATCTCCTCTTGCTTTAGCGTTATCTCTTGGAACGAAAAAGTAAGGTTTTATTTTGAAAATATTATCTACTCTAAAGAGTAAAACAAAAGCTGTAATATCTCTCGTGCTGGCTAAATCCAATCCACCCCAGCATTCCATACCGCTTAAATCTCCCAGCTCTCCCTGGCAATCCATCCAATCTTTATCACTCATCCATTTAACTTCATTTTCTGTCCATTGCGAAAGATGAAGCCGCCTAAAGGTATTCATATAACTTGGAATATCTAATGCCTTTTGGCTTTCTCTTTTCATGTATTCCTTTTTTAAGCTTACTCCATAATTAGGATTAGCTTTTTTCCAAGTTTCTTCTTTGGTAATATCATCTTCAATATCGGCTTCATAAATTATTGGAAGAAAGGAATCATCTTTAATGCTACCATCTAAAACTTTCTTTGCATAAGAATATACCTCAAAACAAACGCTTTGTTTATCATAGCCAGCTGTAGTAATTGCCACCACTAAAGGTTGCCGCCTACTACCAGTTGAAGTTAAAAGCGTGTCCCATAAATCCCTATTTGATTGAGTATGCAGCTCATCAAAGATTACACAATTAGCATTAAATCCATGCTTGGTTTTACTATCAGAGCTAATAGCTTGGAAATAATTACCCTTGCTTTCATTTACAATTGAGTTTCTTAATACCTTTGATCTTGCTGAAAGTTCTGGATTGTTTAGAATCATTTGCTTTGCAATTTCATGCACCAATCCTGCCTGGTTTCTATCTCCTGCTGCAGCGTATATTTCGCTCCCTCTTTCATCATCTGCAAAAAGCATATAAAGAGCTATGCCAGCTGTGAGAGTGGTTTTGCCATTCTTCCTACCTACCATAATCAGGCACGTTCTGTATTGCCTTAAATTGGTTTTTTTATTCTTCCATCCAAAGAGCTTTTTTACTATTTCCTTTTGCCATTTTTCCATAAGTAATGCCTGGCCAGTTAGCTCCCCTTTGGTATGAGTTATGAATTTCTCAATAAAACTTACAGCTCTATCGGCTGCTTCTTTATCAAAATAATATTTCAAAATAATCTTTTTTGTGCTTGATGCTGTTGCAATCTCTTCTTTGCTGCATCAAAATAATCTTTGTCTAATTCGTACCCCTCTAAATCAAATCCTAAATTATGGCAAGCGATAGCAATACTTCCACTCCCTAAATGCGTATCAAGTATTTTATCTCCTGGTTTGGTATAACGCATAATTATCCATTCATATAATGCTACTGGCTTTTGTGTTGGATGTATTTTTCCCCCATCTCTTTTATTTAGCTCTTGTACTCTTTTTAGATTTATTATTCGTACATTATCTATTCTGCTACACCAAGCCAACTCTGCATCAGCAAAACATCTATCTGGATTTTTTTTATCCCAAACTAACCAACTTTTACTGTTTGCGTTTGGTATGTTTTCAATAAAATGGTTTGCTCCCCATATAACTTGATTTTTACTAACTCTAAATAATTCTCGGTAATAAAATTCTGATGGCGGTTTGTTATCCCATCCGTATTTTTTATCAGCAAATTGTTTTCTGCTTGCTCTATTTGTCCCTTGCTCTGCATTAATACCATAAGGAGGATCAACTATAGCTAAATCAAATTGATTGTCTTGCATTTCTTTTAATGCTGTCATGCAATCTATGTTGTGTAAATTAATCAAAATAATTTATTTGAGTGTTATTAGTTATTTTAGGAGCTGAAATGCTACCCCTACTGCTTGGCGTAAATCCAAACTCTCTGGCAATCTTTAGTGCGTTAGCCAAACTGTCATTACTTATTTTAACTTCTGGCTTGCTTTGGCTATGCCGTAAGCTACCATCTTCATTGTAGTAATGATTCACTCTTCCTTTTTCCATTAGCAATTGCTCCATTTCAATATGCAAAGAAATAGCATTGCAATAAGCAGCCAATAAAACTAAATCAATTTGATGAAGCATTTGTAAATTAAAAAGCTCATTGGTTACATTGCGCCATTCAATTTGAGCAGTTTCTCTTAACCATTCTGGAGCTGGGGGCAATTCAGATAAGGTACTAAGTTGCATTTCATTTTTAACTTGCCTTGATGCATCCAAAGTACCCTGCATTTCCTTTACCCTTGTAGGTAGTTTTTTTCTTCCTTTTCCCATTAGTTTTTTAAGCTTGGCTCTGTTCTTATTAGGTAGGGAATGCCCTCTTGCGTTTGCGTTTCCATATATTTTCCACACTTACAAAGAGCTTCTTTTACTCTCCATTTTTTTTCTACAAAAATTAAAGTTTGCTTTTGTAATTCTTTTTCCTTTTTACATTTTTTACAGATGAATAAAGCCATTTGTTTGGTTTTAGTTTGAACTTAAACTGATATTGCTACCCATATATCCAATTTTGCGATATCGATAGCGAAAG